CATTTACGAATGGTTATATATATGACAATAGGATTTCCAAAACCATTTAAGGCACCTAAAAAGATTAAGCTCCCAAGCTATCTTACAGGTAGAGGCAAGTACAACAATACTCCCAGTATGTACAAGGGCGTTATGTACCACTCTAAAATGGAGATGGAGTATGCGATGATTTTAGATGATATGCTTCGTAGGGGCGATATTAAGTCGTGGAGTGGTCAGTTTAAGTTACGACTTGATGTTAATGGAAAACACATTTGTAATTACTTGGCAGATTTCCTAATATTGAGTAAGAATGGTCAAGAGGAAGTTCACGAAACAAAAGGCTACTTCACAGCAGTTGGAAAGATTAAGTGGAAACTCGCACAGGCTATTTACGGGGACAAGTATCGGTTCGTTTTAATACAGTAGTAAGGGATTTATAAATTTCAATTTTCTATTTATGACAAGAATTGATGTACGCTTTTGTGATAGGTGCTTTGAGAAAGGTGAGTGGGAGACCCATTTAGATAAGGACTCCAACAAAGTTATCATTTATTGTATTCCCTGCCACTCCCAGATACACCCAGAGAGTCAAATACCATTCTCTTATAAGGGAAGAAAGTCTCTGGAGGCAAGAAACAAAGCATTAGCTCTAGCATGATAGTAGGTTTAGAGATACTTTCCCATAACAAACAACCTCATTTTTACTTAGAGGACGTAATTCAAAAGCAAAAGAATGGATTACTCACATTTATAGTGAGAGTTGCTGAGAATAAGATAGTTGATGTATTAGTCCTATCATACAAATCTTATGAAAACATTTCCCAATCTTGAATTTCATACTGTACTAGAGAAGGAAGTACAGGAATTGGGCTACGGGACACTTACATTTAATGCCGTGTTGAAAGATGGCGTTGTAATAACCAAAACCATTAAGGTTACTCGTTCTGTTAAGAAAAAGTTTCCCCTAGTCCCTCGTTCTCAAGTGTAAATAGCTATTGACAAGTAGCAGACTGTACTTTACTCTGATAGGCAATCAGGTGTGCGACTATAATGTCGTTTTCCTCGCTCCAAGTTATTGGGCGAGGTTTTTTTTATCTATGGACAAACTAGCACAAGAAGTACAGAGCAGATTTGAAGCATCCTATAACTCCCTTAATACAAAGCGCTTAATGTGGGATGAGTTGGAAAGTATATTCTCCAACAAACTCTCTGACGCACTCTCAGACAAAACTAAATCAAAGGTGATGGACCAAAAGTTATCCACAATGATATTAGAACGTGAAGGGCGTGTAATGGCTCAGTTATCCACAGGAAAGTTCCGCCCAATCTCCAGCGATGACATTGGTACTTCACGATTGATGACCTTACTTGCAGATAAGTATATTCTCCCTAACGCAAATGCACAGTTCCCACTTCTAACCAAATTTAGAATGATGGACAGATACTCCAGCATCTATGGTAACTCTTTTGCACTTGTAGACTGGGATGTCAAGAAAAATGGTTATGTCGGACCAGACCTTTGGCTTCTTAACATAAGAGATGTATTCCCACAAATAGGAGCAGTCTCCTTAGAGGACTCCGAACACATAGTTATCCGAACATGGAAACCCATGTCTTATTTTGAAGGATTAACCAAAAATAAGTCGTTTAAGAATATCCCAAACATTATTGAGAAGCTGAAGATGAGCAAGAGTTCCAAGAATGATAAAGACCGTAGAGATGAAACAATCCGTGAACAATCACAGTACCCCATAAAGCTAGATGCTAAAGGAACTGGCTATTTTGAAGTACTAACTATGTTTGAAAGAGATAGATGGGTTGATTATCTTCCTTCCGTTCAGGAAGTTTTCAGAGACCGAGAGAGCCCCCACGATGACGGTGAACTTCCCATTGTATGTAAATACTCAATTCCTTTAGTTGATGACTTTATGGGAATGGGAGATATGGAACGAGGTAAGACTATGCAGTATGCCCTAAACTCTCTATGGAACCTATATCTTGATGGAGTAAAGATTTCAATCTTCCCCCCAACTATATTAAACAAAGACAACATAATCGCCTCAACAATTAAATGGGGACCAGGAGCTAAATGGATGGTTCGAAACTCCGTTGGAAACTCAGTACAACAGCTTGCAATTAACCCAAGAGGTATTGAGGCATTTCAATCTACCTACGGCATAATGAACGCATCTCTTCTTAATCTGTTTGGAACTACAGACTCCTCAGTCTCTAAAGAAACCGACGCAGGTTTTGGTAAAACTCCTAGAGCATTAGCAATGCAAGCGCAAAGGGAGAGTTCTAAAGACTCAATGGACAGATTTTACATGGAACAGACAGTAACTCAGGTTATGCGTAAGTTTGCGAACCTTTGGAGCAAGAAAGCCCCTAGCTCAATCTCTATTCGTATGTTTAGAACAGAAATCAATGACTTAGCCACCACTTATCCCGATATTAAAAAGATGTGGGACCCAAAGTCAGGTAAATTGACCATAAACAAGAAGACAACAGGCTCAACCCTATATGATTATGAGATAGTACCAGGCTCTACCTATGTTATGGACGCTGAAAAACAGCAACAGTCGCTCCGAGAGATGTTTTCTATACTCACCCAGGATATGCAAGTGGGTCCACAAGGTGTTTCATCTCCAATAATTGACTTAATGGCTAAAGAAGGTAAGCAGGTCAAGCTAGGAGAACTGCTAACTCGTATCATTTCAGGCTCAGGTATACCTGATTGGAGCAAAATCATAGTAGACCAGAACCAAGTAGAGGGAGATTTGGAACCAACACCAGAGGAAGAACAGGCAATGCTTGATGACCAACAGCAATTTCTTGCCATGATTTCACAAATGCAAGGAGCTACAGGGGGTTCTATGAACTCAATTCCCTCAAATGATGGACAAATGGCTCCGCAAGTAGCTCCTCAAATGCCTCCACAACCAGATATAACACAGGGAGCCCCAGTTAATGACCAAGCAATGCCACCAATACAATAAAATGGACGATTCAGCAATAAAAACAGATGTATTTGCCAGTTTCTCAGATATTGGAGACAAAAGAACCAAAGAAGAGATTAAAAAGCAGAATGACCCAGACGATGTAGCCTTAGAAGCTTTGTCAAACCATAGAGGGTGGGTAGTCTTAAACGAATACATTGAAAGTTTGAAAAGGCAGATGGACGAGTTGGTTTCAAGTCTGATTTCAGGCGGAAGTAACTTTGAAGATGTAGGAAAGATTACAGTAGTTAGTAGCCTTGCTAAAGAAAAATTATATGACATTCAAAAACGTATTCGGGACGCAAAAGAAGCAATCACAGGAACCGAGTGATAGCGATGAGGAAATAAAACCCGATAATGAGGAACTGAACTTTAACAACGCTGATTTTACCTTTATTCCAAAAGGAAATTGTCAGTACAGGCAAGAAGGAATCTATATTATCTGCCAAAGCTGTGAATTACAGCACGCAGTCTTTATAGGAATGGAAAAGATTATGGTAGGACTGGATTCTAATGGTCCGATTATAAAAAACAGAATGGACGTTCTAAGTAAGCAAGCCTAAGCCTCAAAGACTTAGTCAATTCTTTCCAACATATCGTGTGTTCGGGAAAGAACTGCTTGCTCAGGACTTTCATGAAGTCCCGAAGTTTCTGCGAACTTAAAACGCTGTATTATAAGTTCAAAATACCTTTATGGATGATGAACAAAAGGCGGAAAACGAAGAGGTCGTCGTTGATGACCTTACTGAATCGCCAGCAGTAGAACCAGAAACAACTCCTGAAGCAACTCCTCAAGGGGAAGAGCCAAAGGAAGTATTAGAAGTTACACCATCGGAGTCAGAAGCCAGACCAGATGTAAAACCCGTTGAAAAACGGATTCACCAACTGGTAGATGAGCGAGACAGGGAGAAGGCAAGGGCGGAATCGTTGGCACAGCAAGTTGAGACCCTTACGTCTCAATTTAACGAGCCACAGGGGTATAACCCAGTCCAAACCCAAGTTGAGCCAGGAGCCGAAATAACTCCTGAACAGTACAGGCAGGATGTCGCAGCGCAAGCTCAAGCGATAACCCAAATGGAACTTCAGAAGGAAAGAATTATTAACAATGTTAATAAGGAGGCAACGGAGTCAATGAAAGCACACCCTGAACTTGACCCATCAAGCCAAGACTTTGATAAGGAGCTTTCTGATACGATAACCGATTCTGTAAAAGCGCAGATTCAAGTAAATCCACAGGCTTCCGTGAGGAAACTTGTAGACCGATTGATGAAGCCTTATACAAGATTGGTTGAAAGAAAGGTAGCGGAGTCTACTGAGACCATTACTAAACAAGCCTCAGAAAGTGCCCTACGCCCATCTCAGATTAAAGTGGCGGAAACGCCATTTAACAACCTTTCCGAAAAGGAAATGGAAGCTAAGTTGGGAAGTGTTTGGTAATGTTTAGAAACAATTTTTAGGCAACTAACAAAGGGGGTGAAATATATATGCCAACTACAAGAGAGAATACAAGCGCTAATTTAGCGGAAGAAGTTTCCGTTTACTATGAAAAAGTCTTTTTAGCACGAGCAGAATATGCTTTGGTCGCTAAAGAGGGTGGACAGTTAAGGTCAGTCCCTACGAATGAGGGAAAGGTCGTAAATTTCACAAGATACGTCCCACTTACTGTCAATCTAGCCTCAGGTCTCATAACAGAAGGTTCAAACCCTCTATTATGTGCAATCACGGCTTCTACTATTTCAATGGGTCTCTGTGAGTACGGACTAACTGTCCAGACCACGAAATTCCTATCAACAATCTCCATAGATAAAAATATGGCAGAGAAGGTAGGATTAGTCGGTCAGCACATGGGAGAATACTTGAATAGATTAGTATGGAATGAGTTAGTCTCAGGTACGGCAACTTTTGCAAACGGCAAAAACACGTCCACCTATGCAGCCTCAGATACGTTCTCAGCTTCAATGATTCGAAGTGCAACACAGACTTTGGAAATCAATAAAGCGATTGCGTACCCAGACGGTTATTACATGGGTAAAGTACCTCCACAAGCTAAATATCAGCTTTTGGGAGACACGACTTGGATTAACGCTAAGACTTACTCGGATGTGAAAGACCTATACAAAGGAGAGATGGGTGAACTGTATCAAGTTCGCTTCCTTCTTAACAAGGACTTCACTTCAGCAGTAGGAGCAGCCTCACAGGCTTCTATTATCGCAGCGTTCCAATCGGTCATTCATGGTGCACAAGCATTTGGATGTTACGATTTGGATGGAGATAAGCCTAAACTTTACGTTCTTCCTAATATAGTGGACTCAGGTTCACCTGCAGGACGAATTTCAAAGATTTCATGGGCAGGTTCTTACGCAACAAAGATACTAAACACATCTTGGGTTAGCGTACTCAATACTCCACAGGGATAAAGAGTTGTTTGGCTTTACTATTAAACTGGTAGAGCCAACAGTTTAGAAACAACTATTTATGAGCAGTGATGCAGGGAGAAGCCACGACATTATGGAGCTTCACAGACAGATGGAACGTGAGCCTCGTGCTGAGGTTAGAGCTAATTTGGCTAGAACCATACAGCTTATTAAAGGAGAGAGTGGAGATGTGCGAAGTATGAGAGAGTCTTTAATCAGAGCGCACAGAAACGAAGACCACGAGGAAATTCGTGATATTCACGATTATATTTCAAATAAACAAAAATACAGAAATGAGTGAACCATTTAGAGAACCAGTAGGACTTTGTATAATAGGTTGTTGGTAATCTTGTACTTGTAATCTTCGAATACTTCTGCTACATTTAATGTAACTATCAATAAGTAACGAAATGTTGCAATAAAGGTAGTAACTATGCATTCAGTAATAATAGGAAGCAATGGTTTAATCGCCCCAGTCCTCATTAAAAGCCTAAAGAAATTAGGTCATCAAGTTACCGCACTTCATCATAACGACAAAATAGACATTAAAGACGCTGAGTATATCTTCTATGTAGCTTCTTACGGAAACCAATATCATCAAAAAGAGCCAGAGTTAATAATGAAAGCTAATGTACTGGACTACATCACACTTCTAAAGGCAACTAGAAACATTGCATACAAAGCCCTCATCTACTTCAGCACTTCTTCAGTTAGTCTGCCAATTCAGACGGATTATTCAGAGTCCAAGTCCATTGGCGAGGTTTTAAGCAGAGGGGCTGCTAAAAAGTATATGAAGCCAATTATATCGGTACGACCATATTCAGTCTATGGAGAGGGAGAGGCAGACAATAGATTTTTCCCCACCTTAATTCGACATAGCAAATCAGGAGAGCCTATGCCGTTCTCAGATGGTTGGCATGACTGGATATATGTTCAGGACTTTGTAGACGCTCTAATTCTAGTTGTGCAAAATGCCCCTAAGTTTATAGGCAAGGTAGTTCAGATAGGAACAGGAAAACAAACCTCAAACCAAGAGATTGTAGATATGATGAACATCATCTCAGGTGGGAACTTACATAAAGTTGAGTCAAAAGAAGCAAAACGCCCCTATGATACTCAGAACTGGGTAGCAGACGTTACAAGTTTGAAAGCTCTAGGCTGGGAGCCAAAGTACACCGTGTATGAGGGTCTATCAAAAATGTATGAAAAGTAAATTAGTCAAACTTCCAAAAAAATATAAAGATGGCTTTAGAATCGTTGGTTTACCAACCGTAAAGAATTTACTTTGGCATAGATTTTTCTATCCTAAATGGATATTCAGACCAGTATGTTGGATTAAAGGACATAAGAATAAGATATTTTGGGCTTATGGAGTGAAAGTAAAGCAATGTATAAGATGTGGAAAATATCACTATAAGAAAGAAACTAGAGAAAAAGGATTTGAAAAAGCACTTTATAAGGGTGAATTCGGAGAAATATATCAAGTTAAATTTATGACAACTAAAGGATATGGGAAATCTAAGTAAACTACAGAAAAGAGTATTAGAGTTGAGTTTCAAGAATAAGCTCTCTCATATAGGTTCAGCTTTAGGAACGGTAAACGTACTGGATAAAATCTACGAGATGAGAAAGAACGATGACCCTGTAATCCTCTCAAATGGACACGCAGGTATGGCACTTTATGTGGTACTGGAGAAGCATGAGGGTCAAGATGCTCAAAAGCTCATAGAGAAGTATGGTACACACCCCAATAGGGATAAGCAAGACGGTATTTGGGCATCTACAGGCAGTTTAGGTCATGGAATAGGTATAGCAGTGGGTATGGCACTTGCCACCCCTACAAAGACGATTTACGTTACTATTTCAGATGGAGAATGTGCAGAAGGTTCAGTATGGGAAGCACTAGCTATTGCTCGTAAGTTTCAAGTAGAAAATCTAAGAGTTGCTTTAATCGCTAACGGCTTCGGAGCTTATGATAAAGTGGATGTGGACGACCTAGATATACGGATAAATAACTTCTACCCAACAATGATGGTTAAGTTCAATACATTTGATTATCCCGACTGGATTCAAGGCTTGAAAGCGCACTACTCAGTTATGACGCAGGAACAATATGAGGAGATAATTAAACTATGAGACCAACTTTTTTCCAAGAACTACATAGACAAATGACAGTAGATATCTCTATTGTGGTTATTACTATGGATTTAGGCTATGGTGGTTTCGATAAAATTAGAGATGACTATCCAAAAAGGTTCTACAACGTGGGAGCTTCAGAGCAGGCTGGAATGGATATAGCGGTTGGTATGGCATTATCTGGTAAGAAAGTATTTGTCTATTCAATTACGACCTTTCTACTGTACAGAGCATTTGAAACCCTAAGAACTTATGTAAATTATGAGAAAATACCTTTAAGGTTAGTTGGAAGTGGTAGAGACAAATGCTACGCCCATGATGGAATTAGCCATTGGTCAGAAGATGCCAAACAGATACTAGATACGTTACCAAACATTAAGCAATACTTTCCTACAGATAAGAACGAAATACCTTTAATAGTTGAGAAGATGGTTGAGGATGACTCTCCAGCTTTCATTTCGTTAATTAGATAATATGTTAGGAGCCTTATATTATCCGAAGGGAACGGTAGAAAATCCCATTAGTTTTGACAGCTTATTCATTCCCTACATTTACAAGGAGATATATCTAGAGGGAGTATATGTAGACATATTCAATACCCGTAAGGATATGGTTGTACTAGATATCGGGGCAAATATAGGCGTAGTTACTCAGTATATGCGTGAGTACGCTAAAAAGATTGTAGCAGTAGAACCCTCCACAGAGCATTATGAGGCTCTTGTTAAAAACAAAGAGTTTAATGGGTGGGATAATGTTGTTACTGTAAATGCGGCAATAGCCGAGAAGAATGGGGAAATGACTCTAAACCTCAATACTGGTAACCGCACTTGCCACTCTCTAAATCTTAATTACAATCAAGGTGGAGAGAAGGTAAAGGTCATGGACTTTGAAACTCTATTTAAGGAGAATGATATAGACCATGTAGACTTTATAAAAATGGACGTTGAAGGGTACGAAGAGCCTATCTTAATGGGGGAGTCTTTTGCTAAAGTTGCCCCTAAAATAGATGCAATTATGCTTGAATTCCATTTTCCTGACTTTCCTAAATTGATTGACCACATGATAAAACTTGGATTCAAGGCTAGGAGATACGACAGTTCCGCTATTATAGTATTATTTTCCAAGTAGCTATGTTTAAGAGGTATATAGGAAAAATAGGCATTTATGCTGAAAGCGATAGATTTATTGAGGAAATACTCATAAATGAGGAATATAAGTTCCTATTTAATTACGATACGGTAGTTGATTTGGGCTGTAATATAGGGACATTCTCGCTATGGATTTATCCTCATGCTAAAAAGATATATTCTGTAGAGCCTAACCCTAAAGCTATGAAACTTTTAGAACAGACCGTAAGAGATAATGATTTAGACAAAATAACTCTTTGTGAGTATGCAATCACAGGTATTGATGGAAAGAGATATTTGAAAAATAGTGATGATGAACACAAAGATTATGGTTCAGGAACTGTCAATGCTAAAGAAGGAATACTCGTAAAAGGTGTGGCGATTGATACATTTATGGTAAAACACAATATAGAGTATATAGACCTTCTAAAAGTAGACGTGGAAGGTGCGGAACAAGAGATTTTTGAGTCTGATGCATTTAAGAGCGTTGCTAGTAAAATTGGTACTATTATAGGAGAGTACCATACTGGCGATATCTTTATGCGTATTGGACGAGCATTGTCTCATTGCGGATTTAAGTTTACCGATTTACAAACTAGATTCATAGCTAGACGAATATGAGAACTGCCTTTTTTACGATTGTAGATGACAGGGTTTACCATTCCAGTGGAACTGAGAAAATGGTTACGTCCTTCAAGAGGTGGCATCCTGACGTGGACTTAATTGTTTACAGACAGGATATGATTGATAAGGTCTTCAGAGAGAAGAATATCAACTTCTATATGGCTAAACCTACCTTTGCTAAACTCCTCTCTCCTATGTATGAACTTGTAGTAAATGTGGATTCTGACCATGTGTTCCTAGCTAGATGTGAGGAAATCTTAAAAGGAGATTATGACATTGGCGCACCAATTAACAAGAACGACTATGAGAATACTTCAGTTCAAAATGTTACAGAGGATATGTTCTTACAGGGTGGAATGGTTGCATCAACAAGGCCTGAGTTCTGGGATATTTGGGAAGAGGCTAATAGAAACGCAATGGACTTTAAGTGCAAAGAGAACGACATAATGAACTTGGTTATTTACAACGACCCCGTACTAAAGGAAATGAAGCTAAAGGTCTTTGATAAGGAAAAGGACTACTATGGCTGTAAGAGTCTAAATCGTGAGAGTGAGTTCTATATGGAAGCTGATAAAGTAATGTGCAGAGGGGAACAAGTATTCATGTATCACCATGCAAAAGGCGGAGTACCAGTTAAGTTAGACTTTGAGAATATGGGTTTCCCTAAAGATGTAGTTGATTACATGAATGCTATTAGCACTTATGGGAAGACCGTGAGGTACGGAGCTTTTTAACTATGAAATACTCCCCTTATTCAATATGGACACCAGAGTTTGACCCTCTTTCTGGGGGGATTAGGGTTATGTGGGCTTTACAAGGCTATTTACTAGCAAAAGGACAGATAGCCCTCACGAATGTAAAGTACCCACAAGACTTCGTAGCTATCTATCCTGAGATTGTTCACGGAAACCCACTCGAAGCCAAAAAGATAGTTAGATACATTCTTAACAAGCCAGGCGTAATGGCTTCTTATGGGGTAACGGGTCCAACGGTATTTGAAAAGACAGACGAGATATATGTATTCTCTAAAATCTATGACACCTTTGGGGTTGATGATGACCACTTAATGTTTCTACCTGTACTGAACCTCCATATCTTCAAGGACTATAAGAGAGCGAGATTCAGCACTTGTTATTTTGTAGGGAAAGGTAAAGATATGGGGGGACACCCAAAGTCCTCTATTAAGATAGACCGTACCAACTCCTTAGACCAAGGGGAACTTGCCGACCTACTCAATACCTGCTCAGTTATGTATACCTATGAGAACCCAACAGCTATGAACGAGATTGCTAGACTTTGTGGAGTTAGGGTTGTCTACTTAGCAGAGGGAGCTTCCTTACAGTATTCAAGAAAGGAACTGACAGAACTTTACGAGCCTGGTATGGATGGGGTCTCCTTTGGACTAGAGGAGCAGGTAGAACTTGATACAAAGGCGTTTAGAGAGAAATACATTGGTTTAATAAAGACCTTTGAGAAGAAGTTAGACCGCTTTATAACTAGAACCCAACTATGAGTAGAAAGATTTTGAGCATCTTCGCTCTCCCAAGCCATACATACGTAGACAGAGTATCAGGTGTAGATTTTGTCAGGATAATACAACCTATGCGGTACCTAGATGGCTGGAAGGATAAAGATGTAGAGTTTAAGGTTACAGTATATGACCACGCTAAAAACTCTTCTTTTGATTGGAGAGATGTATTCAAGGCTAATGACTGTATTTACTTTAACTACACCTCAAATGATATAGGTTATGCGATTATGGGGCTACTTGCTCAAAAGTTTGAACGTAAGCTAGTCTGTGATTACGATGATGACCTATTCTCCATTGCACCTAACAACCCAGCCTATGAGGCATTTAAGAAAGGCTCTTGGGGATTACAGGTAATTAAAGCTATCTCAAAAGACGTTTCACACTTAACCGTAACCAATAGACATCTTAAAAATACAATGGCATATAACACCGATAAGACACTAGAGCAAATAGAGGTACTACCTAATTTGATTGACTTAGACCTTTACAAGCACAGATGCGAATATAAAGATAGAGGCTATTACGTTGGTCTTCACTTTGGTAGCTCAACCCATTTTAGCGACCTATACTCAGAACCATTTGTAAGAGCAATGACCAAGATAATGTATGAGTACCCTAACTTTACCTTTAGAACTGTAGGAGCATTTGTCCCCAAGTTTAGAGAATTATGGGGAGTGAGATATGAACAAGGCTTTGGAGATACAGACTTGATGAAATGGATTGAGATGATGCCTAAAGAGATGGATAAAGCAGACTTTATGCTAGTTCCTTTAGTAAATACCCATTACAATCGAAGCAAATCAGGAATTAAGTTTCTAGAGGCTTCAAGTTACAAAATCCCAGGAATTTACCAAAGAATTAATCAATATCAGGATTTGATAGAACATGGTAAAAATGGTCTCTTAGCTACTACAGAGCAAGAATGGTACGAAGCAATGGTAACCATGCTCACTAACTCTAAACTACGCAAATCTATGGGTGAGGAAGCATTTAAGACCGCACAGGCTAACACCATACAGGGAAACATAAAGCTCTATGCAGACTTTTTCAAACGATTGCTATTGACAAGCAAGAAATAAGGCGTATATTTAACCCAAAGACTAACAATTAGCATTTGTCTAATAGGTCTCCAAAGCTAGAAATAGCGAGGAGGTCTTTTTTTATATACATATATGCCTACAGTACAAGGGAAGAAATTCTCATATTCCAAAAAAGGTAAGAAGGCTGCAAAAGCCTATGTCAAGAAAATGAAGTTAAGAGCTAAAGTTCAAGGTAAAAAGAAATAATTATGTCAGTAAAAGGAACATGGAATCTATTTGGAGTTAATATCCCAGATTATAGTTGGACAGAGAAGTTTGCCAAACCATCTCAGACAGCTACTACTTTCTACAATCCAGCAGCCGACCCAAACTATCAAAGAGCTCAACGAGAAGGTGGTACAAGGGAAGTCATTCCGACTTCTCTAGCAGGAGCGCAGTCTCAGACCGCAGGTTCTTCAGCCCCAAGTAATGGAAGTGGAAACGCTACGCCAACAGGATTTGACCCTACAAGACACGATATAAATGCCCCAGAATGGGCGAGTGAAAGAGCAAGCCGTCAGTCCTCAGGAGAAGAGCAAGCAAGAGCGCAAGCAGAAGCAGCAGCCGCACAAGCTAGAGGAGAAATCAATACAGGCTATGACCAATACTTCTCAACACTCGATAGTATCGTAAATAACCTACTTCCACAATCAAGAACTGCACAAGAGGGGATTGCTACAAGTCAAGGAACACAGGCAGAAACCACACTTGGAGGGGCACAGACACAGAGCCTAGCTGATTTACAATCTAATCGTGAAACAGTAACTTCCAATCAGGGCAAATCACTTCAGAGTTTAGCCGATGATATTCGTAATCAATTTAAGGCAGGTCAGATAACTCTTGGAGCAAGAGTCGCAGCAGACTCCTCAGCAGCCAACCAGTATTCTTACGCTATCTCAAAACTAGGTTCTCAGGCAAGAGGTAACGTCTTGCAACAGACGGCAGAGCTTAATAAAAACATTCAGGATAAAGAGTTTGCAGTAAAAAATACCTATAATACAGAACTTAAAAATATCAAGGAAAAGGTCAATGAACAGATAATGAGCGTTGCTCAATGGTTCACAAGTAAACAGACCGAAATGCAAGGTATGAAGGCTAGCGGACAACTTCAAAGAGGGCAGGACTTAGCTAATCTTTCAAAACAAATCTTAGGTCAGGCATCTCAACAGATGATGGCATTTCAGGCAGAAGCCGCCAACAAAAGAAATATGCTAGACCAATGGGCTCAGAATAACAGCAAGACCATCGGAGAGTTAAGAACCAATATGGCAGGACTATCTCAAGGAGTAAACACAGGAATAAATCAGCCAGGAATACAAGGTGGAATATCAACTGATGCAGGTGGGAATATTCAAGGTCCTAGATTTGTAAGTCAAGGTGGTTCTACTTGGAATGATAAAAGCAAGTACCCAACTGGGACAGTTCAGGGAGCAGATGGTAAGACCTACACGAAATACAGCGATGGCTCTACTGGTCCAACCCAATGGAACTATACAGCACAATAAATACCAGTTAAAATTACCCTATGTCAGTATTAAATGAACTGGGGAATTGGTACAATAAAACCTTCACCCCAAAACAAATACAACAAGCTCCCCAACAAAGACCCCAACAGGCTTCTTTTATGCAACAGGTTCAAACAGCTCTAGGTCAGTCTTTTAATAACTCAGTACCAGTGCAAGGAGCTAGAATGTGGGGACAGGCTTTTCAATCTCCACCTGTACAAAACATTGTTAGTAGCATCAATCAAGGAGTCAATGCGCCCTTTAATGCAGTAAATAAAGAAATGGCTCCTGTCCTAAATAAAACACAAGGGATGCCTCTTCCACAACGTATTAACACAGTTTTTCCACAAGCAATGCAGTCTTTCTCAAACAATATGTTTGGGAGATTGGGAGAGGGAGTCATAAGTCCAACTCTAGATTTAGGTTACAAAGGTGCTAAATCTCTATT